GATGCGAGTATTGTACTAAAATCAAACAAGTCATGGACTTGTCTGAACTGAAGTACATAGTTTATGAACTTGATAGAGACTTCACGCGAGAAGAATTCTATCAAGACTTTGGGGAAAACACTACATTTCCTCAGATAGTTCTTGACGGTATCAAACTAGGTGGGTGTCAAGAATCAATTAAGTATATGCAAGAACATAACATCTGTTGTCTAACATGAAAGAAGTAACCGTCCAAGAGTTTGAAAAGAACTTCGACACCTACATGGATCGCATCGAGAATGGTGAGAAATTTATAATCAGACAACCAGACGGTAGAGGAGTCGTTGCTGTGCCAGCTGAAGAACTGGAACAAGCATGTGATGACATCGGTGATGATACATGGTATAATGTGTACAACAATCACGATGATGCTTCATGAAATCAGAGGTCATTCTTGAACGGTTTCCATATCGCTATGTGCAGTGTGGCACCCTAGAGATCAACGGTATGCCTGACCTGCGTATCCAAAAATACAACGAGTATGCTAAACGCTATCAAGATATGTACTATCTTGACAACCAGATGCAACTCGATGTTTGCCTAGAGGATCCAGAATACACTAAGTGGTTGGATCCCGCTGGCGTTCCCTGTTATATTAGAGACGTTGTATCATGAGTTGTTCCAATCCTCGTAAACACATTGAAACTGCAGTAGAGGAAGTGCGTCTAGCACTTCTTCATTCACTGGATGCGAAATCCGATAAGCATCTTAGCGCACTTTTTGATGTGTATGCATCTCTTAGAGATGTTCTAGAAGAACTACCTGCTATTGGTGATCCAGCAGATTTCTGGACGGATGATAAATATCCTCCATATGTCAGTCGCTATGCAGATACTGATATTAAATTCAGTCTGTCGTCTGACTACCTAGAAAATGCTAAACCAGATCGTATTGGTGGTGATCTAGATGCCATGGACGATATTACTTTCGCTGCAGGACCAGTCGATCTGCCTGGTTCATTGGGCGAAGACATTATCGACTTTGGTAACTATAAGAAGTCTCGGGAAGACTCCTAAACTCGCCCTGGTCGGGATGGTCTACACGACCCCTGTGTCTCGGGTGGACATTAAACTCGTCCTGGTGGAGCTAAGTAGAATCAACTGCTGGTCCAGTCTCGGGATGACTCTAAAAGCGCCCTGGTGCGGGTGGATGTTGCCGCTTGGTTTGTGTGTTCCAGTCAAAGACACTCTGGTAAATCCCCTTCCGTGTGGATGATTTCCTATTTTGCATCTGAACTAAAATAGGTGGCGAGCAAGGAGTTACACATGTTTCACATTCCACATTATCAATATCATGTAGAGGAGTGGCAAGACCATAAAGATTCTATTCTTAATGGTCTGCACACCGCTTTTCCTAATGTGCTGGAATGTAACGAGGGTGACACAATGCACTCTAGTTACTTTGAGAAAACCGATTACTCAGAGTTTCAACCATTTCTAGATCTGGTTGCCCCCTATCTACAGATGATGAGTGCCGAAGTCCTTAGACAAGGATTCTCAGAAAAACCGATTGATGAACTCACTCGTATCTGGTTTCAAATCCAGAAACAATATGAGTATCACAGTCTACACAATCATGGTATGAAGGGTTGGTCTGCTGTTTTCTATGCAGACTTCAACGCTGCTGTCCATGAGTCAACCAAGTTCTATTGTCCCATTTACACTGTGGATGGTGACCTAGCAACTTTCCAACCTAATGTTAAGGAGGGTGACCTCATCATTTTCCCTGCACAGATTAATCATGAGTCGGTTGTGCAACGCAGTGAAATTGATAGGACTATTATATCATTCAACCTTAACTAGGTTTTTTGCGGATGTAGCTCAGTGGTAGAGCGTCTGCCTTCCAAGCAGATTGTCGTCGGTTCGACCCCGATCACCCGCTTCTTATAAATATTTCTAGCTTAAAGAATCTGTCTTCAGGACTAGAAATATGTCAAAACTGTTAGCGAATCAGATCGCAAATTATGCTGATAATGGACCTGTAGAATTTACACAGGGTTTGGACATCGCCTCCAACAAACCACTACAGATGAGTGGAAACCCTGGTGGTGTCGGACAATACTTGGTGTCAACTGGGTCCAGTGCAATCTGGCAAGACCTGCCTGCCATCCCAGCAGCACAGGTAAATGTAGACTGGAATTCATCCAGTGGTGTTACTGAAATTCTAAACAAACCAGCACTTGCGAATGTCGCTATCAGTGGTAGCTACAACGACTTAATTAATAAACCAACCATTCCTCCTGCTCAGGTACAAGCAGATTGGAATGCTGTTAGTGGTGTATCATTCATCAAAAACAAACCAGCACTTTCAACTGTTGCACTTTCTGGATTGTATTCTGACCTAGCAGGTCGTCCATCAATTCCTGTATCTCTATCTGACTTTGGTGTTGGATCACAGGACATTGACTTTGGTTCACAGAAGATTCTTTACTCCAATGTCTACTCAACACTGACTGATCTGCAGGCAGTCAATGCAGGAACATATCATGGTATGGTTGCACATGTTCATGCAACTGGTGCTGTATACTTTGCACACGCTAACCAGTGGGTACGACTTGCTAATGCAAGTGAACTTGGATCTGGTGGTGCAACTGCAATCAACCAGTTGAGTGATGTAGATACTTCTGGTATTCTTGATGGACAAGTGCTTAAGTGGGACGCTAGTGCTAGTTCGTTTGTTGCAGGAACTGATCTAACTGGTGGAGGTGGTGGTGGCATCACTGATGGTGATAAGGGTGACATCGTTGTATCAAACTCTGGTGGTACATGGACTATCGATAATGATACAGTTGATGGAAACAAACTAGCGGACACTACTGTAACTGCTGGTGCATATACTAACGCTAACATCACTGTTGATGCTCAAGGTAGAATTACAGCAGCTGCTAACGGAACTGGTGGTGGCGGTGGAAGTTACGGCGATAGTGATGTTGATACACACTTGAATGTATCTGGTGCTGGTGCTGGTGAAATTCTTAGTTGGAATGGTACAGACTATGCTTGGGTAGCAGATCAGACTGGTGGTGGCGGTGGAGGTTCCTCTACTTTCACAGGACTAAGTGACACACCATCCTCTCTAACTGCTGGTAAGTACATCAGAGTCAATGTTGCTGGAAATGCTCTTGAAGAAGTAGACCCACCTGCAACTGGTACATTCCTACAGCAAAGAGGTAATGTCAGTGGAACTGCATCCAGTCTTGCTCCAAATAATGACGCAACATTTACGATCACTAATGCTGCTAAGACATATGCTCTACTGACGATTACAACATCACATGCTGCATGGGTTCGTGTTTATACATCCGCTGCTACGATGAATGCTGATGTTAACAGAGCACCAACAGCAGATCCTATTGCTGGATCTGGTGTGATCGCAGAAGCAATTACAACTAATTCTACCTTGTCAATTCCAATCTCTCCTGGAATTATTGGTTACAATGATGAGGCATCACCTGTTGCTAGCATTCCAATCAGAGTAAGAAACCTAGACTCTTCAACAGTTAACATGCAAGTTACTCTCAAAATTCTAAAACTGGAGGCTTGATAGATGTCAGCAAAGACATATGTAGTCACTCTTTATAAGCATGAAGATCTTCCAGATTTTTATGCTGAGATGAAGGCGAATGGTTATCAGGTGCAACTCAAGCGTCCCTTGAGTAGAAACACACACTACCTGATGACAGAGGAACAGGCAGTAGAATTAAGAAAAGATTCAAGAGTGTGGGATGTGCAACTAACTCCTGAGGAGTTGGGCATGACCATTGAAAAGAATTGGTATAACTATCCAAATGAGTATGAGATTGGAACATCCTCAGCTCCAGCAACTTTCTGGAAGAGTGGTTCCTATAATCAGAATAGTAGACAATGGGGACAGCAATTCTGTACTAGACTTGGTGTATCTACAACTCCAGGAAAAGGAAAAGGAACCTTTGGTGTTGGTGCCAACGGTACTCTCAGTGATTATGTAACTGTGTATGGCAATGGTAAGGATGTCGATGTAGTTATCGTTGACGATCCTGTGTCATATGATTGTGAGGAATGGTATAGTCCATCAACAGGCAACACTAGATTTGTTCAGTATCAATGGTTTGATGAACTGAATAGTTATGTGGCATCTCTCGATGATGATAGTCAGACACTTCCTCTTGGAACTATAAGTTATTATGATAATGGTGCTAATCCTGAGTTCCATGGAGTTCATGTTACTGGTACAGTAGCTGGTCAGTTCTATGGTTGGGCGAACGAAGCAAACATCTATGCGCTACAGATTCTAGGAACCATGCCATCGGGTCAGCAGTTACCTCCCCTGCTTCTGTTTGATTATCTAAGAGCGTTCCATCAACACAAACCACTTGTAAATGGTAGGAGACTACCAACTATCTCAAACCACAGTTGGGGATACTCCTACAATTTAGGTGGTGACTATCCTTCTGGATATTCTATTGGAGATGTTCAGTTTGTTTATGATTCTACTACTGCCACAACATATAATTCAGCTAATCCAAATCCATCTGGTTGGACCCTAGCAGGTTTAGCAGCAGACTTTGGTGTTGATGGTACAACTAAACTCAATGCACCTTATGCTGCTCTAGAGGCAGACTGTGAGGATGCTATCAACGATGGTATCATTCTTGTAGGTGCTGCTGGTAACAACAATCAATTGATGGTTGACCAAACTGACAATAGATATGGTTCTGTTGTAGGAATTGGTGGTAGTAACTATCCAATGTATCAGGGATCTGCACCATGTAATTCACCACAGTTTATTTCTGTTGGTGCCATCAGTAACTATGCTGATATGAGGAGAGCAGCTTTCTCTAACTTTGGTCCTAAGGTTGACATCTGGGCTCCTGGTCAGAACATTATATCTGCTTTTAATAATCAAGGTTTTGCTGATGGTAAGTATGGTGGAGCACCAAACTATTACTACTCGATTAGTGGAACTAGTATGGCATCACCTCAGGTGGCAGGTATTCTTGCTGTCTATGCTACTGGTAAGTCTAGATTCACACACCAAGATGCACTCAGGTATCTTACCCAGCACAATAATATGAATGACTATGGTGGGACTGTGATGGACTGGGACATCGGTGGTGACCCACCTGCCACATACTCAATTGATGTTCAGGCTCCTAATGCTTCTGTATATACACTCAATGGAAATGATAGAAAGGGTACGGTTAGTGGTAACAATGTTATTGTTAGTGTTAACCAAGGTGACACAATTCAGTTCCTAGTTAATACTCCTGGTCATCCATTCTGGGTCAAGACACAGGCAACTACAGGAACCAACTATGGAGTTGCTAATGGTATTACCAACAATGGAACATCATCACAAACCATTACTTGGGATACAACTTCTGTTGCACCTGGAACATACTATTATATTTGTCAGTTCCATGGTGGAATGAATTCACAGATCATAGTTAGTGCAGGTACGCAAGGAACTCAGGCAGATGTTACATGTCAGCAGGGTAGTCCTGATCGTGTCGTCAATTTACTTGATGAAGATAGATTTGCTGAACTTGATGTTGGACGACAGGAAAATGATCAACTCAGAAAAGGACTGAGACTTGATACATTAAATGTTAATTACAATGATAAACCAAGGCAAGTTTATCCTAGACCAAACAACTATTTTGGACCGTGATAAATAAAAGAGCCTAGCTCTTTATAAATGACTGATAAAAAACCAGTTGATGTTGAAGAGAAGGATAATGATGAAGACAAAAGTGAAGTTCTTGGTAATTTAGTGAAAGTTGTGGTCCTTATTTGGTCCGCCTCCCTTCTCACATTCAGCTATGTCCGTTTACCAAACGGTCAGAAAATCTTAGATTTCGATCCAACTTTTATAGCCTCGGTGTTCAGTGGATCGTTAGCTGCGTTCGGATTGAGTCCTGCCAAGAATGGATCTGCTCCTAAAAAAGCACCCCCTATTGGAAAGAAGGAAGAATCTAATGCAAAAAATTATTAACACTATAGCACTGCTATCTGGTCTCACTTCTCTTTGTGTGATCGGTGGCGGTGCTTATTTGTATATCAACAAAGACGCTATCGCTGAGAAAGCGATTGCTCAAGTAGGTGCCGCTGCTACTCAGGCAATTCAGGAAGCACTGCCAGGTCTTTTGAGTTCTGCTATGCCTAAACAACCTGAATTACCTAAAACAACTGGCGGTGTTTTGCCCCCAATTGGTATTAAATAATGGTAATTACAGAATCGGATAAACCAACACCAAAAGAAACACCAACACCAGCACCAAAGAAACCATCAACTTTTAAGATCCTCATCGGAACTGTCGGTGCATTGTTTGCTGTATCTCATATCGGATTAGTTGGATATGTAATCAGGCAACCAGAGAAAGTACCACAGGTTCCTGTAATTAATATTCCTAGAGGTGATTATTCATCTTATGAATTAAATGCTGGACCCGATGGATACTCAATCAAATACAAAGCAAACGATCCTGCCATCCTAGAATCACATAGGTCTCTTGATCTCGACAAAGATAAGAGAGGACTGTTTGGTGGTGGTAGTGAGAAGCGTAGCGAGACTCGTTACGATCAGTACACCATGGACGGCACCCGTAACATCGGAGGAGGTGAAATAGGTGAAGTGGGAAAGAATGTAGGAGGAGTCAGCGCAGAGTGTATCGCGGCGGACGCTGGAGCACGATCACAGGGTGCGATGGCAGGTAGTGCTATTGCTGCTGGTGTTGCTGTACCTGCACTGTCTGGCATCCCTTATATTGGATGGTTGGCAGGTGGTTGGGCACTGCTGTTAGGAAACAAAGCAGGATCCGAGGTAGGTTCGCAAGTCGGACAAGTATTTAACGATTGCTGATGACAATGTTCACCACTCCTCATAGAGAGCCTTGGTATTCTATGATCAAGGAGTGTCAAGATGCAGTAGATAGACACACACAACTATACTTAGAAACATATGATGTGTTTCATTTGAATCAAGCAGACTTGATTCGTGTCTACATGTCTAGATTGAAAGAGTGGATTATAGAGAATGAAAAATGACAGAGATTCCTTTGATACAAATTGATGGTAATGTGATACGAGAAATTCGTATCGACAAACCACCAGGATATTTGTTAGAACCACGAATGGCACTGCCACCTAATGTTCCAGTGACAGAACAGATTGGTGTGCCAATTGTTGATGTGCCTGGGTGTGTTGAAGCTCATGAAGTTCAAGAGAACAACATGCTTGAGAAAGACGACCCCAAAGGTGTCAAGACATTCTGTGATGCTGGTGTACCATCGTTCAATCCGATTGACTACAACAAAGACAAACTTGAGTTTGAACATGAACCACCAGTACCACCAATCAAAGGAACACCAGATACCACACCAGAAGTTACACCAGAGGTTCCTAAGAATACTGTACCAACAACACCCAAGCAAGACTGTCCTACCAGAGAGCAGGTACTAAAAAACCCTATAGGAAAAGTCCTAGAGGGTAACAAGAAAATTGTTGACTATGAATTGGTAGGTAAGGAATGCTTGATGGTAACAGAGCAACTTAGTATACCAGATCAAATTGTATACAATATACCTAACGCTGGTATGGTTACAACTACAGCATCTATTGCAGTAGTCGCGACTAGTTCTGCACTACTTGCGAAACCAGTTGTTGATGTACTCTTAAAGGTAGTGAAACCTGCTGTCAAGAAAACAATCAAAAAAATACAGACGGCACTTGGTAAAGCACCGCCTAAGTTGTCTCGATCAGAACTACAAACTAATAAGTATCGTGAGAAGAAGGGACTATTCCCACTTAAGTTTGGTAAGAAAAAGAAAAAGAAAAAGTAATTAAGGTTTACCAATAGAGATTGGTGGTCCTAAGTCTGATGCTTTTGTGCTAGGGATAGAATGAACATGTGGTTTGACCACAGTAACATTCTGTACTACTACATCAGCACATATTTTATAGTAAGGACTTCTTGGATGGAAACTGATTCCCTCCTTTAATAAATTTCCACAATTTTTGAGTCTCGCGATCTCAAAGTCGAGGCGCTTATTGGCAGACAATTGATTCATCATTGCGATGTTTGCTGCAGCAGCTTCTTTACATAGTTGCTGTAGTTTTTTGTCTTGTGGTCTAGACCATGTAGCAGACACACCTATAGACAAGTTATAGTTATCTTTCTGTCCAGTTCTAGTTGGTTGTAACCATAATATGTCCCCAGGACTGTCAGGAGCCCCGTCTCCTTTTGGGTTACCGTCATCATCAAAATCACCAGTGAGATCTCTCATATCATATACTGGTGTGTCATAGTAATCTTCAAAAGGTTTCTGTGCTGAAATTGCTCCAGTAATATATGGAGTAATGTTCAGTGTAGGTCCTTGACATTGAATACCATTACCATAAGTATTGGTAATGTAAGGACCTTGTAACACCTGAATAGCTTGATTGGTCACTGAGCCTGAGCTATTCGCGACGGGAGCTGCGGTGGCACTAACTCCTCCTACTGTTTCTGCATACGCAGGGGTTGCTGTTGCACTTAGGGCAAGTATTAGACATAGTTTTTTTCCTATTGCTGGAAGATTGAAGTGGTGTCGGTCACGCTGGTGACCTCCGTTGTTCTGTTTATAATTGTATGATTTTGAAGTCCAGGTCCTTTGTAAGTTTCTGTAAACTGAAACGCTGCACCTGGATTTGTTTGTGTGAAGGTCGGTTTGTTTGTCGCCCCTGTCCATGTTGAAGTCACTCCATTAATAGTTACGCTTGTGGAACCTGTCCCTGGAGACAAATTACCATTTGCTGTCACGCCTGAACCAGTCGCTGAATACTGATATCCAGTGGAATAGTCCATTGAATTTATTGTTTCTGTTACTGTACTCGTCGTCTCTGTGTGGCTCGTCATTGAGCCCTGTGTGAAATTTGGGACCACGGGGACCGCCCTCACAGGTGCAGCACTTGCAATAGCAATAACCACACCTAGGGCATATTTCATCTTCATCATGACGATTTACCTCAGTCAATAACAGTAACCTCTGTTACATATTGTCCTACGGCACTTGTACCAGCTCCACCAGCGGTTACGGTTAGTACACCTGCACTGGTAACAGTACCAGCTAGAGTATCTTTTGTACCTGCAGAGTAAGAAGTAACTGAACCGAAGTTAGGAATTGCACCTACTGTTGCAGCACTTGTAGGCAATGCGTCAGCTTGATTGTAGGATTGACTGAAGCTAAATGCTGAACCTGCAGTGTCTTGGGTTGCTGTAATTGTTCCTGGAGAATATACACCTGAGGTGATAGTACCAGCAGAAACTGTTCCAGCAGTTGACCCATCCGTAGTGTCAATATTTGAACCTGAGATACTGAACGAGGAACCGAGTCTTGTTGCAGTCGATCTAGCTGCATCAACAGTCAGTTGAACACTAGACGAATGTTTAGTAACGAGTCCGCCTGCCTGAGCAGCAGAAGCGGTCATCAGTAGCATAACGAGTGGTAATAATTTTTTCATAACACTCACAAAATTTGGATCCATATTTATTTAGTACAATGGATGGTGTTTGAAATGATCGAAAGCAGCTTGACAAATCGTAACAATTCCTATATACTTCTGTAGTATTTCTTTACATAACATCCATGACTACCACCACGAACGAGTACGGACAACAAAACATCTTTGCAAAAGAACCTAAGATCGTAGTAGAGGACTACAATCGTAAGGGTTTGTTCTCACCTCAGCAATATACTGAGATGTACAACGGACGCTGGGCGATGATGGGTGTTGTTAGTGGGTTGCTTTCTTACCTGATTACTGGTAAACTGTTCTTTGGAATCTTCTGAAGATAAAATGCCCGATCCCGATGCTCTTTGGCGGGATGTCCAGAAACTCGACGATTTGTACGAAGAGCTACTGTGGCATCCTGACGATGAGTTACAATTTACTCACGATGGCAAACGAGTCATCATTATTAACAAAACACAGGAGAACAAAAAATGAAATTCGGATTTACACATGAGGCAGAACTTCTTAACGCTCGCCTTGCTATGCTTGGATTCGTTGCTGGTGTAGGTGCTTACCTTACCACTGGTCAAATTCTGCCAGGCGTATTTTGATAAATAACAACTGAATATCGTCGCCGCAAGGATCCTCTGCCATGAAACAGAAGGATCCTTTTTTCTTTTAAAGGTATGATAGAACAAAGACTTTTCCACATCTACGACAAGGCAACCAACGAACCTGTCAAGGTATGCCTGACAGTTGATGAACTGGAACAAATAATCGCAGAAAGACGCATGGATTGGCGTCACTGGGAGGTCGAACCATGCTATACTGACTACAGTGTGGAAGATGCATCGTTCTGAAATCAAGCAGCACCTTAAGTTTCTTAGGGATCTGAAGAAAGACTTACGACGCAACCCAAAGCACAAGGTTCCAAAGCACCCCCTTAGAAATAAGTATAAACACTCATCTTTTAGGGGTTGACTGGTTTTCCGCACTCCTGTATACTAAATAGGTAAACAAATGTAAAGTTTGTCTTACTTTCTTAACAAATCGCACTTTTAATTTATGACTGTTTCGTCACTTTCGCAGCAGCGAGTGAGCAATTGGGAAGCATTCTGTCAGTGGGTCACCTCCACCAACAACCGACTGTATGTCGGTTGGTTCGGTGTGCTGATGATTCCTTGCCTCCTTGCCGCCACTACCTGCTTTATCGTTGCATTCATTGCAGCACCTCCCGTCGATATTGACGGCATCCGCGAACCTGTTGCAGGTTCACTTCTCTATGGTAACAACATCATCTCTGGTGCAGTTGTTCCTTCCTCCAACGCGATTGGACTCCACTTCTATCCTATCTGGGAAGCAGCATCACTCGATGAGTGGTTGTATAACGGTGGTCCTTTCCAGTTGATTGTCTTCCACTTCCTGATCGGTATCTATGCATACATGGGTCGTGAGTGGGAATTGTCCTATCGTCTGGGTATGCGCCCTTGGATCTGTGTTGCTTACTCCGCTCCCGTCGCTGCCGCA